CTGTTAACTAGAGATATTGCGTCTAGTGAAGCTAAGAAGACTAGCCACCTACTTAACCCCGAGAGTGCCATGCTGTCCAATGTAATTCAGAAGTTCAAGAATGTACTTGCTGGATTCTCACTGGCGATTGCGTCCAGAACTGCATACTCCGACATCACGACAGCGCGTTCTACTGGTGGATCAAATTCCATCGCTAGTGGTACAGATTTGACGGCGAGTGTGATGGGTAACTACGCGACAGCAATTATTAATGGTATCACCTCTCGGACTCTTACGGAAGTCAGACAGTCCACCCGTGCGGCTGAATTAAGTGCTGGTTCTCAGAAAAAATTCGACGAGATACTATTCAAGAGTGTAGATGGTCTGTACGACATTACAGCTAGTCGTGATGAAGCCGTCCAAATACGCGCTGGAATCATGTCAGCTGGTCAAGAAGTTGGAATATCTGCGCCCGCAAGTGGTGAGATGCTGAAAGGCTTGTCAGAGCAGTTTGGCAAGCTCAGTAGACTGACAGGCCAGAGTGCAGTTAGTATTGCCAAAATGACCGAAGGCATCATCAAGGATACAGAACAACGAGACGCGCTTTTGTCGATGGGCGAAAAACAAAAGTCGTTGTACATCCTCGAACAAATCCAACGCATTGCTCAGTACAAACAAGCGGGGTACACTCTTGAACAAGCACAAGAACTTATTAAAATCCAAGCTGCTGAACGTAACAAGAAGAGTATAGACAAATATAAATCTCACTACTCTGCACTTCAGGCTCGTGAGATGTTGGTCGGACAACTTCAGGGGCATGGACCTGAGGGCCAACAACGTGCATCACAAGTATCTAGCATCAACCGCAAGATTAAAGACCTGGACGCATACGCTGCAACAAATAAGTTTACAGCAGATTCTGTCGAAGGTCGCAAATATAAATCTGATCGAGCTGAACTGGAGGGAAAATTAGCCGAACACGTTTCGTACCTCAAAGGTCAGGATCTAGCAGCAAGCGGAACGATGAGCCAGGGTCAGCCGATCGTCGACCTGATTTCTGAAGCACTGAAGCGCGACTCACCTGGCTATACCGTGACCCCTACTGGTGCTAAGAATGATGACCAGACTGCAAAAAAAGCTAATGAAAAAAATGCCAATGAAAACAGCACTGTAATTAACACAGTAACCACACTGGTAGATCGTGTCAATAGTCTACTAACTAGTCCTCTAGTTCAAGGCATCGGCGGCGCCCTGGTTGCGACATCGACACTGGCATTCCATGCTATGGCTATGAAGTATATGATGGGTAAGATGGGCATTGGAGCGATGGATGTGATTAAGGGATTACTGGGTCGCGGCAAAGGAGGAGCTCGAGCCGTCTGGGGTGGAATCAAAGCAGCAGGTGGAGGCTTGATGCGAGGTGCAGCATGGGCAGGACGAGGGCTTGGTACTGCTGCGATGACACTTGCACCATCAGTTATGTCAGCAGCACCATCAGTGATGTCTGCGGCCGCCAAAGCAGGAGCAGGAATTGCGGCTGTTGGATCTAAGGCTATAGGTGCTACGGGCGCATTAGCAGCTAGTGCAGGAGGTGGCTTGGCAAAAGTAGCCACCGGCTCTATGGGGAAATCACTGATCAAGAAGATCCCAATTATCGGCGCTCTTGCTGGGCTAGGTTTTGGTATTAACCGATTACTGTCGGGAGATTTCACAGGCGCGGCTCTGGAGATCGGCGGCGGGCTTGCAGGTACGCTCCCCGGCGCAGGTACAGCACTATCGATTGGAGCAGACGTGGCACTTGCTGGGCACGACTACTCCAAAGCACCAAAAGATCAGGCCAATGTAGTAAATTCAACAATGTACGCGGCGCCATTACTTGGTGTTGGAGCAACCACATCTACATTGGCGTCTACCATACTACCAGCACTGGGTCCCCTAGGCATGGCAATAGCAACTTTAACCCATCCAACCCCCACTACAACACAAGCAGTGGAAGGTACCGGAACGCTTCTGAGGGATAAAGATGGCAACCCAATCTCACCTATAAACAAGCCTTCGGGATCTACCCCCACAGAAGTTTTGACAGCACAGGTAGTCAAATTAATTGATTTGTTCATGTCTAAAACAGACCCAGAAACTGCAAAAGAAATGCTGAATGAATACAAACGCAATGGATCAAACAGTAGAATTTCAGCAGGTCTATATAGTATGATTCCTGCAAAAGTCCCCTCGTAGTAAATTACTGATTGAGTACTCAGGCTAAATAAGAGTCACGCCTCTGGCAAACTATATCTCATACTATGAACGAAAACGCGAAGTTTTCAGGGTACTTCAAGTTAGTCAATATTGAGCCCACCCCTGCACAAATCCAAGATAATGTCACGTTCGACACAATGTCTAGTAGTACTGTCACTGGATGGTACAACAACATCGTAACAGGGTCAGGTAATCGACTTAGTCGATATGCTGAATACGACCTGATGGACTCCGATGTTGACGTATCACGCGCTCTCGACATCATCGCTGAGGAAATGACTAATGAATCTGACGGCTCGATCCTCACCATTGAGATTGAAGATGATGTCATTGATGAGATTGGCCAGATCACGCTGAACACCGCCCTTCGCCGTTGGAATAAAACACTCGAACTAGAATCTAAGTTGTTTGATATTGCCCGCTACTTAATCAAGTATGGTGATGTTGTATTCAATAAACCCGAACCATTTTCCAAATGGGAGTATGTACCAATCAAGAATGTGACCGGTGCGTATGTTGATCAAAATAACGCCAGCAATGTAATTGGTTTAGTAATCAACCAGCAATACAAGAGTACAGCTCGGCAACACATGGGATCATCAGCAGACTTGCTATCAATTGAGCCGCTCACCAAGGTCGTCAGGTTCACGCTGAATAACGGAATGAGTGACTCCGCCCCCTTTGGCCTATCTATTTTGAATTCAGTGTACAGAGCGTATCAACAAAAGAAGTTGATCGAAGACTCGATCATCATCTATCGAGTCCAGCGAGCACCTGAAAAACGAGTATTTTATATTGACGTGGGCCGCATGCAGCCACAACGGCGCAAAGCTTACTTAGAACAAGTCAAGCTTGAGATGCGCCAAAAGAAGATTCCGACTGTTAACAACAGTAACGGAGACTCGGGTATAGATAATATGTACGACCCTCAAGACATGATGGAAGACTTCTTCCTCGCAACTTCAGGAGAGGGCGGTCGTGGAAGTAAGATCGAGATTTTACCAGGCGGCCAAAATCTCGGAGAACTATCTGACCTCAATCACTTCAAAGATAAGTTGGCGGAAGGTTTGCGGGTACCTGTTAGTTGGACTCGCGACGGCGCAAACGGCCCAGCTACTGCCAATGATGGCAAGGTTGGAGCAGCCTTTATCCAGGAGGCTCGATTCGCTAAATTTGTCGGGCGCCTTCAAGTTGCACTGCGTACAACAATTGATAAAGAGTTTAAAGACTTCGTCAAGAGTGTAGGAATTAAGATAGATCCACACTACTACAGTGTTGTTCTACCTAAGCCGAGTAACTTCGAAGCTTATCGCCAAGCTGAAAAGGATGCCGCCCTCTTAACACTATTCAGTCAAACTAGTTCAGTTACTACTTTATCTCCACGATTTGCGGCGAAGCGTTATCTACAGATGACCCAAAATGAAATTTTGGAAAACGAACGCATGCTTAGAGAGGAAAGGGGAATAGAACTGGGCGACCCTAAGCTGCTGTCCAAACTGTACTCACCTGACTCAGTGAGTGCAGAGCCGAACGACACCACTTCCGGTTCCCTCGAACTTGATGCAACTACTGAATAACTACCAAAAGGAACTTTTACACATGGACAATACAACAAAACAATCATACTCAGATCTAATCGATGCTATCGTCCGGCAAGATGATCCGTCCAAGGCAATAAACCAAGTATTGGCAGCTAGGTTGAGTGCTGTTGCAGCAAGTGAGCAAATTACGTTAAATCCATTGCCAGCGGCGGTGGTGGAGCGGTAATATAGTAAATACCCCAAATATACTCACCTCGGCCCAACATGCGCACAATATTCCTTCAAGAAACATATACTCCTGATCAGACTCAATTCATCACCGAAGCAATCGTCGATCAAACTAATGGTAAAAAATCATGGTATCTCGAAGGTATCTGCATGCAAGGCGCCGTCAAGAATAGAAATGGCCGTAACTACCCAAAACAAGAGATTACAAATGCAGTGCAAGCACTTCAAGAGTCCATCAACAACAAACAGTGTTATGGTGAATTAGATCACCCACTCGATTCTCGTATTGGTGTAGAATTGAAGCAAGTATCCCACATGTTTGAAAAGCTGGTGATGCGTGATAATGATGCGATCGGCCGCATTAAAATTTTAGATACGCCTATGGGCCAGATTGCTTCTGCGATCTTAGAAGGTGGTGGTCAGCTCGGCGTATCATCTAGGGGTACGGGCGATGTGAATGAGTCAGGTAATGTTCAAAACTTCGCGTGCTCGACGATTGACATCGTCGCCACGCCGTCAGCTCCGAACGCAGTTCCGATGTCTATTAAAGAGGCACTCGAGCAAAACAAACAGGGTAATATTGTACAGACCCTTGCAGAAGCTCTCCAAGAAGACAAATCTGCACAGAAATATTTCAATGTAGAAGTTCGAAAATTCCTACAGACACTGATGGGCTAATGCAGCAATGCTGACCTTAAAATTCTCGGAGTACTTAGCGGAGTCCGAGACCAATTCACTTCCATCTACCACGATTCTACCACGTTCACACGCGGATGTGGTTAAAAACGCTATGGGCGAATATGGTGATGCGATCCGGTGCGCAAGTAACGGCGTTGTATTATATCGCGCTGTTAACTTGGTGATGAATCATTCGTATGTGGTTGATCCGAAAACCAGCACTAGAACATCAACAAATGAACATAACCATCATACAGTACTGATGTCAGATATTCTTCCATCATGGTCGCGCTATCCCAGGCGGGACAAATCTCTGTGCTGTACCAATAGCGAATCTGTCGCACTAGGTTATGGCCGCCAAGTATTTGTCGCATTACCTCGCAATGGCACAACTCTTGCAGTCGCACCACTTGGGGATATGTGGGAATCTTTCTCTACTACAAATTTAGAGAATCTGGCGTGGGACATAATTGATGCTGTGTCAAAAACTATACCAACCGATTCCTATAAAGCTGCTAGGTACCACGCTGATCACCTCGAGACTCTAATTGACATAAGCTCTATCCTAGAAATTGTTGGTGTCAGAGCCAATAAAGCAGAGCTGACTGAGTGGTTAGATAGACACAATCTCGCAGCAACATTCGACAAGTACCTCAACCCCGAAGCAAATGGATTCAAACTAATCAATATATCCGACCTACCAAGCATCAACAAGCGCTCACATGAGATCTGGTTCTCATCTCCAGCCATCCTCATTCCAGGTGATAATTTCACCGCACCAACAAACCAATGAAATTCTCAGACTACCTATCCGAATCGATCAACGATAGAGGAATATTTAAAGCAGTATTCTTTGCTGGTTCCCCAGGTGCTGGTAAGAGTTATGTATCCAAACAAGTTACGTCCGGTAGCGTACAACCTCGACTGGTTAACACAGACAAAGCCTACGAGTACTTGGTACACACTGCAGGAGCACAGTTTTCTGGAACTGCTGATCAATACGTTGATAAAGCAATGCAGCTCACCCAAGCAGCTCTCGTGAACTATATTAATGGTGTACTCCCGCTATACATCGATGGTACTAGTAATAGTCCTAGTTCACTTCTCCAGCGGATGGGAATTCTAGAATCTTTTGGATATGATGTTGGGATGGTGTTTATTAATACTGACCTCGAAGTTGCGCTCCAGCGAGCGGCAAGTCGCGAACGGTTTGTACCACCTGAGTTTATCAAACAAGTCCACGCCAAAGTAAACAAGAACAAGTCATTTTATACATCCAAGTTCGGAAGTAACTTTGTTGAGATTACCAACAATGGTGATTTAACTGATGAAGTTATTTTGAGTGGGTATAGAAAAATGAGTGGATTCTTTGAGTCACCAATCCAATCACCAATTGGACAAGATCTAAAAGAGCGCATGATGGGTGACAAGCAAGCGTACCTTGCTCCCAACTGTTTCTCTATCGAGCAAATCCAGAAAAAAGTATCAGTCTGGTACAATACTTAAATAAAAATATGTTACATAATTATCCCCCGCCGACTCAATCAATCTTGCTCGAAGTTTTGGCCGATCTTCTGCCTGAATCACCACCAACCAATTTTGATGTATATCAATTAGATCCTGACTTAGAATTGTCTGAAATAGGTCCCGTGCTGTTCACATCACACAATCTGGTTACAGCAACTATGGAAATGAAACGAATTCACGAAGATCGTGGCATCGAGGTAGGTGTTTTACAGGATGGTGAATACTGGAGGCAGTATATTAAAAATGATGATGTTGCAGAAGCGACTGATTGGATAGGTTCGGCAAAAACTCACGCACCTGATCACCTCTTTAGTGACGGATCAATTTCCGAAAT